GCCTTCTGACAAAGCTCTATACCTTCCTTAACGTCAATTCCATCGCTGCTTATCGAATAGGGCAACATGCCTTCGGCGATATTAGAAAATCTATACTCCTTCTTGTCTAGAGCAGCCCTATTCCGCCTTCTTCCCGATGTTGATTCTCCAGACGTTCTTGAAGATCCCGTTGTTGAACAAGCTGCTTGAGCCGAGCTTACGTAAAAGTTTTCCCCGCACATTACAGGCTCTATTTGTCCTGAGGCGTTAGAAACGTTCATTTGTTGGGGCTTGTTAAATTTATCCCAATATTCGGACTTCTTATTATATTTTCTTTTTTTATCAATCATCTGACAGAATCTTACACCAAAAAAGTTAAAAAGTAACTTTCAGGCATTGTTTTATGTGTGTTTCGTAAGTCGTTTAAAGTCACTTTATAAACATTGGAACGAATGAATTAACCTGTTCTTGTTTAAACTCTGTAATATCATAATAAATTTTAATCATCCAATTTCCAAGAATTAATGCTGAATAGCAATCCTTCCTGGCTTTTCCCGGTCCCGTAGTTCTTTTTAGTGTTAGAGGCAAATCAAAGGTTTGCGTGCCTTGTGGCGACGTCTTAACTTCTATTAGAGCGCACTGACTCTTGGTGTAATTCATCATTTCGTATTGATGCTCAACGAAATCGATCATCTTAGCTCCCTCTGATTGATCTTCCTCCTCGCAAGAGCTTAAGAATTTCAATTGGTTAATGGGTATTTTTTTCTTTCTCTGAGATTGATAGTTGTCGTCAATAGCTCTTCCAGCAAACCATATCCTTTTGTGATCAAAGCTGGCCTGCAGTAGTTCGTTAGCTCTCCTTATCCACGCTGAAGTGGGCTTCCTGAGGCAGCAGGGTACTCCTTCCGCTGAAAACTCCTGCTTCGCAAGCCTAAGCGATTTCTGATAATCCTCTAAATTGTCAAATTCCGTTTCTATTAAATTTATCTTTATGTCGCTACTCTTAAATTTAGAACTTTCCTTTACAGCATTAAAGAATTGCACTCCACCATTATAATCCCCAACAATACAAACAACATTAAAATTAGTTAATAAATAAATAAAATAATTAATATGATCTCTCAGCCTTCCTCCAGCCACAGCGTAAACATGAACTAGAGTACCTCTAAGAGAATTTTTAGATTTGTCATTGTCCAGTTTAATAATCTGCATGGCAAAATCGTCCGAACTCTCACTCTCAGCCCAGCTAGGATCGAAAGATAATATATACTTGCTATGAGGATCACCCTTAACTTCAATACATGGATTCATCCCATCTTCCACGCTACAATCTCTCATTTTTGATATCTTAAAGTATCCTGAGCTGTCATCAGTAAATATAGCTCCAAACTCTCTATCGTACTGACTTTGACTCATTGTTGACTTAGCTTGCTCTATTAGGTTTTGATCATAAAGCTGCTTTGGGGCGCAGTCATAAGAGAAATGCATAATAGTTCTAGAAGCGTTCGTTGTCTTGCTATTTCCTCCTCCAGAGTTGATTAAATGCTCGAAGTTTTCATACAGCTTGTACAGATACTCAAATTTATAACTCGCAGAAGAGAGCATTATCAATTTATTGTTTGGCCAAATATGACGCTCCTCTTCTTTCATATTCCCACTCTCTATGAGTTTTGTTTCTAGATTGTATAAGGTTTCCCTCTCTTTTGGATTTTGCACTACAGACAGGAACGGCACTATTACTTCGTTATAAATCCTTTCAGGCATTAGGAGCATCTCATCGATAATAATCCTATGAAATCTGAAACCGCGCAACTTAGACCCGTCTCCAAGAGGCAAAGCCCTTATGGAACTAGTTCCGATTTGCATCACCCATTCGTCGTTCGCCTTTGAAACTTTAGTTATACATTGAGATAAATATTCAGCCTCGGGCTTCGCAGCGATATCCTCTATTTTTTTAAAAATCATCTTAGCTTGCCTGAACGACTTTGACAATATACCTATCTCCACACCCTGATTCATTATGGCGTCCATAATAGCAAACACTCCAGTAGTCCACGATTTCGACATGCCTCGAGACCATATCCCTAAGAAATAATCACTCTCGAACATGGCCTTTACAGCCATATGTTGAAAGGGGAATAATTCTATACCCGCAAGAAGATTAGTTGCAAACGTAGTGTTTTCCCATAGGAACTCGTAAAGTAGAATCTTAGCTTCTCTTTCCTCAAGAAATCCCTCTTTCTCCATTAGGAGTTCGTTAATCTTATACGGCTTCTTAACCCTTCTTTGATTTCCGCTTTCCCAAGACATAATTACAGAGACACCTCCCCATTATCTATGTAGTACTGTATGTCCGAATTCCACAATTCAGGCCCAGCTAATAGCAAGATCGGTATGATTTTTTCAGACTGCTTACGTCCACCTGAGAATATAAACTGACAAGTCCTCGCAAATTCATGCGTAAGCTCTCTCATGTTATGCCACACGAAAGATAAGTTTGACTTATGCGGCGAGAAGCTGTTGTTTTTAATTATTTCGGCAATTGAGGATTCAACCAAGACATATAAGAAAGAATCGAAATCGCGAGCTCTTTGAAGCTCTTTCTTGAATCTGCTTAGTCCCATACTCAAGGTGGACTTAAAGTCCGTTTCACTTTTCCGATCTATGTAAGTATTGTTATAATGTTCTCCAGACGCAGTATAATCACCGAAGTCCAATTTATGAAGACTCGAATTTTGAATTTTTAAAGGCTTCTGCTCCCTAGTGTCTATTAGGATTTTTAGACTTTCTAATTTTTGGTCCGGTAAGAAAAATTGTTTATTTAATTTTTTAGAAAATAAAGGTTCAACTTCAAGCCTCCGGCAGGCCTCTCCATAAGATTTAAAGAACTTCTTATACAAATTCAATGAGGGTAGATCATTTAATTGCAATTCCAAATGATTCGGCGCATATTGTAAATTTTTATCCTTTATTCTATTAGATAATAATTTTAATAATATTTCTTGGGTTTTTTCCAGTGGTGCTGTTTCGCACCACTCCTCAAGCTCAACCATATCCCTAAAATAAGAACAAAAATAATGACCTTTGTCCTTGAAGGGAAGAGGCTCCCCAGTTAATAAACTTTTCCTAGGGTAAAAAGTCGTATAATATTCAGCCAGATTTATCTTATGAGCCTTCACATGGGCGTGAAGAGACTTTTCGCTATTGAAAGTCTTCTCACATACTAAACACGAAACCTGATCAACCGTTACCTTTTTATCCATACCGACTGCTTTGAATTCAACAAACAAATAAATCCATCCTCCGCTAATTGCTTTGCAACAAGACGAGTTTGGCCGCCGCCCGGCAAATCCGCGCCTTCTAACAGCACGATGCTATTATGGTGGAGATTTCTCTTGATGTTCATGTACTGCTCAAGTTGGCGTTCCTGACTAGGGTTAATTATATCACTGTACCTTCTTAAATCCTTATCTTCGAATGCATTTAATATTTCCAATGCTTTTAAATAATTTTCCTTTATTCCTGCTTTTTTAATTAATTCTTTTGTAGGATAGTTGTTTTCATTTAGTATAAGTAAATCCACTCTATCTTTAAACTCTTTTAGGGATTGTGTATTATCTTCAGTCTCATATACAAATCCCCTATCGTATTGATCGCTCCTTAGTGTATCGCGAATTACCGATTGAGCTAAGGGTGCCGAATAATTATATGAATCATATTTTACATTTTCATCAAATATATGATATTTTATATTTTTATTCTTTTTTAGAGTTTTGCATATTATCTTAACTAAATAAGTGTTATCATGAGCCCCAGGTAAGGGAGAGCAACCAGACTGCACGATAGAGCGCCCGTGCGTATGCCTAAAAACGCTTAGAGCTACATTAAGCGTGTAGTACCTAGGACCAAGGCTACTAGACATTCCTTCGAGATAATTGAGTTCGTTCATATTGCTTCGTCTTTCGATATGCCTAGAACCCTAGCTTTCCAGGATTCCATGTCTTCCAACCTTTCGGCATCGCTAGATACAATTAATTTTTGTTTTTCCGCCATTGCCACCATCCTCTTCCTGCCTTGCTCGCTTTGAAATAACTTTACCAAAGATAAAATAGATGCATTGTTTTTATGCTGGTTTTTGATTCTTTCTTTTCTGTCGCCATTTAAACGCATAATTAAAGATTCCATTCGTTTTTCACATTGATTGTACTCTTCACTCTTGGTTTTTAATAGCTCCGCCAAACGTACAGTCATGTCTCTTTGATCTTCGCATTCTTCGAACATTCTGTTTAGTTTGTCTATTGCTCGACTTATATTCTTTAAATGAATATAATCCATACAAACATTAATATATAAATTAACCTCGTCAACGGTTAAGTCTGTCTTGTCCCAAGTCGCCCTAATGAACTCAGCTTCAAATAAATCCCTATCCCCTTGACTAGTATAAGTATTCATAACCTGTAAAAACCTGGGGGAATCTAAAAATCTACCCAAAGTCTCTACGCTTTCTTGATCTGACCTAGTTAATTTCTTTTCGTCTAAATTCTGAGTCGCATAGTCATTTATCTTTTTTATTATTCTGGATGGAGAGCGAGGTGGGTGGTACTCAACATTCATGGCGCTCTCTGCGGGAGATACGAATTCAGGAGAACTATCCTTTAGGTATTCGGCGACCACCAAAACTTCTTTGCTTAAATTTGTTACATTAACCTCGGGAAAAAGTATCTTAGATATCTCATATGCACTCATGCCTTCTTTTGCATACTGATCGATAAACTCCTTCTCCTCAGTGCTAAGCTCTACCTCGTCCCGCTTTTCATGCTTCGTAGTATTGAAGGAAATCTCACTACCCACTAAGAATGACCTAACCGCCCGCCCCTCCTTAGTCCTACCATCTAAGTCAGGATCGTCAAAGGTTTTTCTAGTCAACTCGATTAGATCGGGTATTGATGAATGGTTTTCCTTAATGAAGTTTTCTTGGTTTTCGGTTAATTTCATATTATATCTCCCTCTTTTATTATTTTTCTTGCTATTTCTTTGAATATTTTTTCGAAATTCTTTATCTGCTTGTATCCAGCCTTTCTGCCCTTTTCATTACTTTTGTATCCTAAGCTTTCAGCTACCGCTTCAGGTTCCATATCCTGAATATATAACATCTTATAAACATTGTATTGTTTTTTATTTAAATTCTTCTTCATGGCTATATTCAATCTCTCTCTCGATTTGTCAATATCAAAAGAACTGGAATCATGCCCACTCATGACCTGGCCAACGTTATCCTCTATGTTTGACGCCATGTTTATGTTGTAAGCGCTTTTTTTGCTTTTTTCCCATTTAGCGAATAGCGGACAAGAAGAATCCTGCTTGTTCGATTTAGTCCAAGAACAATGGTTGTCGTCGTTGATGTAGTCGACGCTACCGGATACGTTAAAAGGGCAGGTGGTACACGGCCTTACGAAATTACTATAATGATTTCGTAATATATTTTTAACTTGATTGGATATTATTCTATTCAACCAAGGTTCTATAGATCTTTTTTGATCCCATAAATGCCATTTATTATATATGTGTGTCCTGATTATTTGCTCGACGTCTTCCCAACTAATCCAAGAGATTGCGCTTAAATACCATTTGTTTCTCCTTTTTTTGATTTGCGCATCTATAGCTTCGTATTTGTCTTCAAATCGTATCTTCTTTGGTCTGCCTCGCTTACGTTTCTTCGGTAGGTCCTGGGACATTAGATACATTTTCTGCACTTTGGTTGCTAGAATCAGCCCGCTTAAGTAGATCGCCAAAGGTTACGGTCTTCTGGTCGAAACCTTCCACCGTATACTGCAATCTACCTATGTTCGGAACATGAGTCGCGTCAGTTTCGTCCTGACCTATCAATTCGCTCTTATTTGACGCTATTGATTTTTTCGCAACCCTGCCCGATGACTTTACGCCACCACTCATATCCGCCCCACATGAAGAGCAAAACTTCGGCAAAGATCCAACGTATTCGACCTTGTGCCCACATTCTGTACAATATTTATATGCCATTTTATTTTAATATAATAAGTAATTTATCTTTTTTTAAGTTCGCCTCAGACTCGAATTTAAAAGGTTTCTCTATTTCGCTTTTATCTATATTTAGTATAACAACATTGGAATGTTGTATATTTAAATCTTGAACGAACTTCTCAACAAACAAATCTCTTTTCTTTTCTTGTTTCTTGTTTACTTGCTTCTTCGCGAAAAACGCAATTATAAGCGTTGTTATGGCTCCTATTAGAGCTGCAATTGCTTCCATTATCTGTTTAGTGCCGAAGTGAGCTCAGGGACAACTGATACGCTAATTATTTTTTCCATATTTTAAAGTTTTTAAAACGGGTGTATTAAAGTCTTTCTTG